TTGGCTCAGATTTTGAAGTTGAAATCTTTGAGCGTAGCGACGAATTAAGTGGATATACTGCACGAATGAAAGAGTTGCACAAGCGAATAGACGAATGGGGTGCAGACGTAAGCATATCTCTTCACTTTAATGCTTCATCAAATAAAAATGCGAATGGTCACGAAGTCCTATACTGCTCAAAAAAAGGTTTTGAGTTAGCTAAAAAGATGAACAATATCTTTAGTAAAAATCTAAAAAATAGAGATAGGGGAGTAAAAAAAGTAAGCTTGAAAAACGAGGATAGAGGTGCTGGGTTTGTGTGTAGGGGTAAAAGTGCGTGTATCCTTGTTGAGCCTTTTTTTGCTTCAAATATAAAATTTTACGAAAATGGAAAAGGAAGAGAGGCATTAATTAAGAGTTTACTTGACTTTATGCACTCAATTAGTGTATAATAATTTTGTAGGTGTTTTTCCTTTCATCTACAATCACACTCTAAAAATTTCTACAACAATGTTGTAATCTTGTGCAGTAGTTTTTCTACTGCACTCTCTTTCTATTCCACTTAGCCCTATTTTTAATCATCTTTAATGCTTTTGGTTTTGCCTTATCTCTTTTATCTACTTTTGCTTTTTTTGTCTTTAGTGGTTTTGATAAGATATTTCCAAGACCCTCTCTTGTTGCCGTAGCATTTGTTTTAAACGCATCATTGAGCATTTTATCAAGCTCTAATACAGAAACAAGCAAACGGCTTTTCTTCTCATCTCTCACTTGAATAGATGTTCTGTACGGCACTACTCCTAAAAATGCTTTAAAATCGCTTTTAGGTATCAAAGAACAAAGCATCTCAATGTATACATTCACTTCATCAATAGTAACCTCATTATTGAACTCCTTTAACTCAACAATAATCTGCTTAACTGCATCAGAAATTCTATAATAATGAATTGGTGCTTTAACGCTAAATACTTTCATCGCTCTATCTATTTGCACTTTTAATGCACTCAACTTCACGTCTCCATTCGTCCCACTCATCATCAATGCCCCAATTATTGCAGACAATGCGAATGCTTTTTGAGTATTATTGTTTGGTTTTTTCACACTCTCCTCCAGTTAAATACTTTGTAAATCTCATAAAAAAATCTATTTTTAGGTAGTCCACTTTCAACAAAACCCTCAAGTACCTCACCTCTTTTTGTGCGTCTTAATTTAAAACGCACGTATCCATCATCACAAACTACCATTTTAAACATAATTGTATCCCTTAAAAATTTTTGATGTTGTTGGTGTAGAAATCTTTTTAATCGCTTTTGAAAATACAGATTGAGTATTCGACTTTGTGCATCTTAACACAATCCCCATATCCTCAAAAGACTCACCACTTTTTATTTTCTTTTTGCTCATCATTTTTAGTATTTTGTCTTTTTCTTTTCTTGCTTTATACTCAATTTCTAGAGCTATAAATTTCCCCAAAAGATAATCATCTCCTCCAGCACTCAGGAGGCTTTCTTTTAACTTTAGTAGCTTATCGTTCGCTACTGCATCTACATAAGCACGCGTAACTGTACCGTGCTTAATTATAGCCTCCTCTCTTGCTTCTTTCTTAAACTCACTCAGGAGTGTTTCATAAAAATAATCCATATCAACTCCTAAAACGGTATTTCATCGTCGTTGATGTCAATTTCTGGTATGTTGTTAGACGCAGGTACTTGTTGTTGGTTTGTTTCCTGTGGTGCTTGTTGCTGTTGAGCAGGTGTGCCATAGGCAGAACCACTATTTTGTTGGTATCCACCTTGCTGTTGAGTCGGTTGGTAGTTGTTTTGATTCTGCTGAGGTGCTTGGTTATATCCACCACCTTGTTGTGCATCATCTCTTCCACCAAGCATTGTCATACTCTCAACAACGACTGAGTGCTTTGAGCGTTTTGTACCATCTTGAGCCGTCCACTGGTCAAGCTTTAGCCTACCATCTACTAGAATTTTGCTACCCTTACGTAAATACTGGTTCGCTACTTCAGCAGTTCGCCCAAAAAAAGCAATCTCCACAAAAAGCGTTTCCTCTTTCTGTTCACCTGATTGAGATTTGAACTTTCGTGTTGATGCAATAGACGTGTTTCCTATTGCAGTACCACCTTGAGTATATTTCATCTCAATATCTCTTGTTAGATGCCCAGCTAAAATAATCTTATTATACATTTCATTCCTCCTCTTCTATTTCATAATAACCACATTCAATTATCGATTCGAATATTACTTCATTTATAATCTTATCAATCTCTTCATTTGTCATATCATCATCAATTTCAACAATCTCCTCAACTAGACTGCCCGCGTATCCTGTCCGCACATAAACTACAATTTTTCTCATTTTAATCCTTTTTTTATTTTTAGTGATTTAACACTTATTAGAACGCTACAATGAGTAACGCTCTGTAAATGTTACGATAGTCCTAATTCTTTTTTAATCTCAATAAATCTTAAAAGATTAGAGTTAAGTAAGTTTATAGTAGATGCTTTTAGTGATATGAAATTTCCGTGATAGTTACACAAAATTTCCACCTCTTCATCTCTTGAAAATTTGAATTTAAGAGAGATATTTGAAGTTTGTAAGTTCTTACTATTTGTAAGTTCAAATCCCTTGAAAGTAGAGATGTTTATAGCGTTTTTTATTAGTTCAGAATGGTATACGTTTTGCATTTTATTTCCTTTTTTTGTCTTGATATGTGGTATTATATAATAATTATTACTATTTGTCAATACTTTATTTAATATTTTTCAATAAATTTACAGCGTCCTCCAACGCTCTTTTCTGAGCTACTGTAAAATTTCTACTTGACAATAGTGCAAAACCTATTTTCTGAATCGCTTCATCTACTTTTTTACGGTTCTCCATATTTACCTCTTTTGCCTCTCTAATTAACTTATTCATAATAATCCTTATTTGGAAATGGGATACTCTCAATTCCATAATTTTCCGATAGATGCTTATCTAACACTTTATAGACTTCATCTATCTTTTTGGAGTCCAGTTTCGTTGTCGTTCCTATCTCAAAAAGTGCATCTTGGATTGGTTTCCAAATCAAGCTTTTCACATTTTCCATTGTCCACTGTATTTCAACATCATTAATGTTTAGGATTTTCTCCTTAGCATTTTTTACAATATTTAGCTTTGTTTTTTCAAAAACAAAATCAAGAATTTTCTTAATTTTGTCATTTTTCTTCTTGTTTAGAACGTATTGGACGGAGTATCCAGCATCGTTTAGTGCTTTAGCTACAAGCCCAAAGTAAACGTGAAGTGCTTTATTCGCTTGTGAAGTTCGCACTTTTTTCACTTCTCTATTTTTTAGTTTTTTGATAATCGCTTTGTCGAACTCTCTAATGTTGTCTTTTTGTGCATCGGAGAAATTCTTAAACATACTTGTGCTTAATTGAGCAGTATGATTTTCAATAAGCTCAATAACGTGCAATACTTCATCTTCTGTTAGCATAACATAGCCTTAGCCTCTTTATATCTTCTATTAAATGCAACTTCAAACTCTTTGAGTGTTTCAATGAGGTTACAGATAAACTCCTCATCTCTATGCACTTCTCTAATAATCAATTTGAACGTATCGACTTCTTGACACTGTACTAAAAAGTGGGTAACGTCAATATCCAGCACAAACATTTGAGTTTGCATTTGTGCATAATATTTTTTAGTCAGTGTTCCCCTTGTTAGTTCAGCTATGTAATTCTTTAGAATTACAGACTTAATCTCAATATTGACTTTACTGAAGCTTTCATCTATTGCGATACCATCTGTACTCGCACCGATAGGGAGTTCTTCTCCAACAACTAAACCTTTCTCAACGACTTCATTACCAGTTATTTTTTTATACTCTTTTATTGCGAAATGTTCCAGTTCATTGCCACATTCCATCGCTTCAGATTTGAAATTTTCCTTTTGAATTCCCATCTCTGAGAGGATTTTATCAGCAACTTTTTTATCTACATATTCATCAAAAGACGGGATTTTTTTTCCATCTTTATTAAACGGCGTGTCTGAAGCAGTAACAATGCCCATTCGTGAATTCAGCCACTCTTTAGTTCCTTGATTATTAGTTGAGTCTTTAACTTTTATTACATTTTTAACTCTATACTCAGCTTCAAGTCTTTCTTTTTGCTCATCTCTAAAAATTGAAACTGCATCAAGAAAATAGCTCTCCTCATCTTTATGCACCTCAATTTCATTATCGATAATTTCATAATCTTTAAAAGAAAAATCTTCAAAGTTTTCCACCTCATATCTTCTAAAATTTCGTTTAGCTCCAGTTAATTTTTTTGTACTAATTAATTGCATCAATAGCCTCCTTGATTTCTACACCAGCTTTTTTAAGCTCTTCTTTCCTATCTGCATCAACTTCATACGCGTACAGTCGCATCAGATTTTTTCTTGCATTGTCTAAGCTTTCAGCATCAAGCAAATCAACATTTTCCATAATTTTCTCAGACTCAGCTAAAGTGTCAATCTCTTCAGTCTCCTCTTCTTTCTCATTGTCTACTCTCATATTTTCAGCCATCTCATCAATCATCTTAGCATCAACCCTGTCAAGCGTTACGCCTAAAAGTGAATAAATTCCATTTAAAACACGCTTATATACCATTTTATACGCCATCATTGTCTGGAACTTATTCCCACTCCCCATATTTTTAATAGCAATATATTCATCATTCGGAACGATAAATAGCTTTCTTGTTACCATCACACTATCTTTAAATACGCTAACAATAGCGTAAGGTGCTAAAATATCACCACCCATCACAAGGGCATTGCTATTTTTCTTAATCTTAATATCCTCGATTGTTCCATCGGACTCAACCGAAATTTCATCACCTTTGTAGAAAAGTCCATCTGTTACAACAACGCTAAGATTATATTTGTGTGCTATTTGTGCAATACGTTTTTTTACCCCTTTTGGTGTTTCGTGTATCTTTACCCCACCTTTTCCAATATACACATAATAGTCATCATTAATATATCTAAGCCCACTACTTTCAAACTCACTAACTTTTGCCTTAATAAGCTCAATATTTTCATTTAACTTTTGTGATATCTTGCTATTTTTTTCCCAAATTACTCTAAGTGCTTCATTAATCATCTTTTAACCCTTTTATATTCATATAAATAATCGCACTAACAATAAGTGCGATATACAAAACATCAACGACAAACATATCTCTAATAAAGTCTGTCATTTTTGTATTTACTCATTTTCGTAACAACATCACTAAACGTAGCAGTAGAGTTAAACTCAAATACCTCATACTCACCATCAAGATTTTTCAAAAAGTGAACTGAAAAAGATGGCTTAATAAGCCCTTTAAAAACACAAACTCTATCGCTAATGTTCAACATAACTGATATATTTTTGGCAATCTGCTCAGTTGTTAAGAGATAGGGAAGTTCAGTCACTACTGCCTCTCTAATAATATCACACACGTCGCTATCCTCAACGTCCTGACCATCAAAAACACAGCACTCTTCAACTGCACCTAATATGTCACCATTTTGCTTCAGGACTTCACTAAGCTCTACGACTTTATCCTCCTTAAACTCTCTGAGTCTTTCAGTAAAATCAAAATCTCTTTTCTCTCTATTCATTAAGTCGATTTCGTGTCTTTCAAGTTGTTCCATTTTTTATCCTTTTTTGTTTGTTATGTCGTATTATATACTAATTATTACCGTTTGTCAAGGATTTTGTGTAAAAAATAAAATAATAATTATTACATATATATTAAGTGTATATTAAAGTTTTTTGTGTATAATTACACTATTAATACATTATATTAAGAGCTTTTTATCCAGCACCACTGGACGCACAGCACCCTTTTTGGGTGTTGGATAAAGGGCTTCAGGAATTTGCGTTTGGTGGTGCTTCGCTATTCTTCCTTTAATAAAAATAACCGAAAAATAAAAATGACACACGATAAATGGGTTGAATTAATCGACCATCAAATTAAACTAAGCTACGGTAAAAAGCTTAACTTCCCTCAGGATTTTAATGAAAAAGAACAGCTTCAAAAGCGTTTAGAAATGGCTATAAAGCTACTGGAGGAATTAAAATGATAAATAGAGTTAAGCAGAAGTTAGAAACAAACTTTACAATACTCCCCAATGAGATTTTTGATGGAACACTTAGTGCTAAAGCGATAGGAATTTTTGCATATTTATGTAGCAAAGACGACGGTTGGACATTCTATCAGTCTGAGATTGAAAAGCACTTTAAAATCGGTCAAAGTGCAGTGTCAACTGGGCTTAAAGAACTTGAAGATAATGGATTCTTGCTTAGATACAGAGAGAGAAGTGAAGATGGGAAAATGGGGAAAAATATATACATTCTATATCCCAACAAGGAAGATTATGAAAAATCAGGGAAAGCCTATACTGGAAAATCCCACATAGGTAAAACGCATATAGGAAAATCAAAGACTAATAATAAAGATAATAACAATAAAGAGGGTAGTAATAAAAACAATACAAAAAAAATAAATAAAAAAAAATCGGATAATGGAGATGATTTGGAGCTATCTGAAAATCTGAACATAGAAGCGTACAATGCTTGGTGTGAGTACAAAGGGAGTAAGTATTCTAAAAGAGGGAAAAATCTATCTGCAAATAAATTGTCTAAGTATTCGCACGATAAACAGATGGAGATGGTAGAGAATAGTATAATTGGAGGCTATAAAGGGCTATTTGAGCCTAAAACTACAAAATCTAATACTAACACGTACGAAACAGATGCAGAGCGTAGGAAACGCGTTATAGACGAAGTGTGTGGAGTTAACATTTCAAACACGAATTTCGTCGATGTGGAGTTGTTAGATGAATGAGCTAATTGAATACGTGTGCGAGATGCTGAACATTAAGACATCAAGCACTTTTATTGTTGCAGATATCAAGAAAGAGTTAAGTGGAATAAAAAATATTGAGAGATATGTAGACTTCATTAAGGAAAACATTAACCATATCGATTTGAAGTTCAATACTGGAATACAGAAGTTCACGATACTCACAAAGCGTTTTAAAGAGATTGAGTTCGATGAGAGTAAACCCAAAACGATTGAAAGCAATGCTTTCGTCATTCTAAAAAAGCTCAATGCAATTAGAAATATTGCTAAAAATGAGATTGAGAAAGGAGTGCATAGCCCTCTAAAGTACATACAAAAAGACGGCGAAAAGCTATTTGAGAAGTGGGAGCTTAGTGTAATTAAGAGCATTGGCTCAGAGTCGTACGTGATTGAACTTCTTGAACGTGATGAGCTTGAGGAAGTGCTTAAATCTATATTCTTAAAGAAGTGGAAGGCGAAAATATCGCCAAAAAATCATAAAATTGAGATGAGTATAAAAAGATTTTAAAAAAATTTAAAAATACTATTGACAAACACTAATAATTAGTATATAATACGACATAACAAACAAAAAGGATAAAAAATGGAACAATTTAAAATTAAAGTAGAGAACAACAAAGAGTTTAGAGAGATTACGCTATTGGACTCGAATGACAAAGAGGTAACATTAAGTGACGTTATTAATAGTGCCGTTGATGGTGCTACAATTGGAACCGATAAGCCTGTACAGTTTTTTGATTGTACTTCAAGACTTGATTTTATCAATAAGTATTACAAACACGCTAAAAACTTTTTAGATGAAGGTCGTGTTACTGTGTCATTCGCGTATAAAGCAAAAGATATTGTTTTTAGAGAAGAAAGTTATGAATTAGGAACGCTAAATGAACAAATTACAGATAGGATTAAAAGCGTTATAAATATAGCTAAGAAGTTAGAAGAAGAGGTAAGACAGGAGCAGATGATCGTTGTTACGCCATTGTGCTTTGAGTGGAATAAAAGGATATAAGTGAAAAACACTAATCAGATGATACCGTCTTTCTTAAATGGAGATGGTAAATTTATTTATGGTAGAGGAACATACGAGGCATTGCTAAAAAACTACTACAATAACGATAAGGAGTTTGTAGTAGATGGAGTGATGCTTGAGTTCGGAGAAGAAATTAAAAAAGATGATGTTTGGCACATCAAAGTAACCAAGAAAGGAAATTAAAATGACACTTGAGGGTGAATACAGAAAAATTAATCGTGAATTATGTGATGCTACAACAGAGAGAAAGCTATTAAATATAGAAAGAGAGTCACTAGCACTTGCTACGTGCAGAAACAGAAATGATGATATTGAGAAGATATTGTCGGAACTTGGAGACAGGATAGAAGAGCTTCAAACAAGAGAGAGTGAGTTACATGTAATGAGCGTTACAATACTAAATAGACTGAAATATGGTGAAATATAATGGACCACAAAATTAAAAAAATTGAAGAGATGAAAGATAATACGCGTGAGGAGCTTGACAGATATTTGGCAGATGTTTGTCAGGTCGTTAGAGATAAAGGCATCAAAAAACCAAACGCTCTAACAGAAAGACTATTAAAAGAGAGTTTTGGTAGAAGAGCATCATCTGTATTTGCGTTTGTGCCGTGTATCGTAGATTTTGATAGATTGGACGAATTAAATCAAGATAGATTCAGCCAGCTATTTGGGTTTTCGCACAATGAAGAGGATATGTATCACACAAATTTAAGAGAGCTTTTAAATCTCGGTATGATTTTAGATGAAGCTCTAAAATATGTAGATTTTACGCACTATAAAGCGTACACAGCTATTGCACCTTATTTCATATACCAGCAGATTAGAACTCATTCTCAAGTTCAGTTTTTAAGTAATAGTGCAAGATTTAGCGATGTTGATTATGGGTATTTTGCACCAAATGAGATTGTGGAGTATATAAAAAATAACATAACAGTCGGTGGAATTAGAATAATTCCAGAAAATATTGATGCTGAGTGGGGGAAACTTGTAGAGTCGATGAGTCCATTTGAACTGAAGCATTTTATGTCATCTGTTGGGGTTAAACGAAAGGGGATTTTAAATCGTGGTGTAGATATGCTAAAAATTAGACCTTTTGCTATCGGATTTAACACACTAAATCCAAACAGCTTTGAGCATTTTTATAGACAAAGAACAGACAAGCATACGCAACTGGAAACGCGTGAGTTTGTTGAGGCTTTAGAATTGGAGGTTGAGAGATGAAGCACCCACTTTTAAATAACGAAAGTAAGCATTACGATACAGATATGAAAGCAACAATTTACCATTTCGAGTCAACTATTTCAGTCGGCTCAATGGTGGACGTGTGCGAATTTGAGATTTTTAAGTATAAATCAAGACTAGGGAAAAAGGAGTTTGGAAACGAAAAAGGTGTTTTAATCTCTAGAGAAGAAGTTAAAAAATCAGATTTAAAGAAGATTGAAACGTGGAAAGCGTATAAAGACTTACTCTATACAGTGCTTCATTCACATTCTAAGCTTAGTGTTAGGCAAGCACTGGACGAGAGCTATCCAGATTTAGAGTATTCTCTTTAATGTTTAGTAAAGATGCACAACTTAAAAAAGATAGACGATTAAACAAAAAACGTCTATCAAAAAAAGAGATGAATGAGTTTAGGAGATTTATCTCAGATACATCAAATAACGTGTGTCAATTATGCAAAATAAGACAAATTCAAGACGCTCACCACCCAATTTTTGGGTGTAGGGGTGCAGATAAAGATGACAGATGTCAGGTTGGTGTGTGTAGAGAGTGTCACGAAAAGTGTCACAATGATAAGCACGGAAAACTCAACAGTTTGGCTATAAAAATTGGTCACAAAAATTACAAAAATTTCTTGACATTGTAGCTAAAAAATGATAAAATAATATCACGAATGGCAAGTAACTCAATGGTAGAGTAGCCCCCTCATAAGGGGTTTGTTGTGGGTTCGAATCCCGTTTTGCCAACCAAAAAAATAAAGGAATTAGAAATGAAAAAATCAATCTTAGCTTAGTAAAATATAATGATGCACACTTTCCACAAATAGGATATTAGCGTTAATAACTCTTAACGCTAAGCTTTTATCAAGAGAGAGCAAAGGTAAGTCAAGCACCTACTACCCTCTCTTGCTTGATAAGGGCTTAAAGAGTAGTAAAGCTTGACACTTCACGTACTCTCCTTACAATTTTCGTCAGAAAGAAAAAAATGCAAAATATTATAAACATTAGCAAAGAGATTATTGGAAGAGATGAGGTCAATAGCGTAAACGCTAGAGAGCTTCATAGAAATCTTAATCTAAAGAGCGATTTTAGCACGTGGATTAAGAAGGAATTATCACTATTTTCTGAAAATGAGGACTATATTCGTCTCCACAAAAAAATGGAAGCGAACAACGCAACAAGAATTGAGTATATTTTAACTTTGGATACTGCAAAGCACTTAGCTATGCTACAAAGAACAAAAATTGGTAAGGATATTAGAGATTATTTCATCAAGATTGAAAAGCAGTCGCTTAGACCACTTTCAATTTCTGAGCAAATTTCTATTATTGCAAAAGGGCATAGTGTAGTTGAAGAGAGGGTGAAAAAGCTTGAGGAAACAAAACGACTTGAAAATTGGCAAGAGCGTGCATTAATGGACGCTAAAAATACAAAAGTGTATGAGATTGCAAAAGATGACAAGTTGTTAGCTACAAAACTACACAGAAAAGTATGGGCTTTATTTAAAAAAGAATTTCATTTAGCACGATACAATGAATTGCCAGCGTTGAAATTCGATGATGGGAGAAATTTCATAAAATCGCTAACTTTTGCAGATATGGTTTAAAAAAAGGATTTTTGTTAATGACTGAATATGAAGAGCAAAGAAAGGTTGTAAACTGGTTGCGTGCAAAAAAGATTTTTCATTTTGCACCAACAAACGAAAATAACACATATAAGCAAAACAAGAAATACGCGATTATAGCCGAGAAGAAAGCTAAAGCAGTCGGAAAGACAAAAGGAGTGAGCGATTTAGTCGTTTTTCTTGATGATAAAATTCTATTTATTGAGATGAAGCGTGCAAGGAAGAGGTTGAAGAGTGGAAAGCTTAGTAATGCAAAGCCAACAACGTCTATTGAACAAATTGAGTTTATAGAGCGTGTGAATGGATACGAGTATGCAAAAGCTAGAGTTTGCCAGGGGTCAGATGAGGCGATTGAATTTTTATTGGAAAATGTTTGATAAACTATTGACAAACTGCAATAGTTAGTATATAATGCGACATAACAAAAAAAGGAATTAAAATGGAAGTAAAAAAACGTAAAAAAATAACCTATGATGTTTCAGATAAGAAATTGAGTGAATACTATAAATATCATATTCGTTCCATACCAAATATGAGGAAGAACTATCCTCAAAGGTATAGGGCATTGATTGAGTATTATAAAAAAATGCACAAAAAGATAGGTAAAACACACCTAAACCCTTGAAAAACTGCAATAATTAGTATATAATACATCATCTAAACAAAAGGAATAAAGATGAAAAAAAGAGTTATGCTTGAAGATATTGTTGAAACAAGAGAGTTTTTCAAAGCTGGGTTCAATATCAGTATTGAGAAAGCAAAAGGTGAGTTTTTTACTCTAGAAAAACCACTTGTTCATATCCACAACGAGAGAATAACAGTTGTAAAAACTAATGAGTATGAATTTTGTGGTATTATTGACAATAAGTATATGACATACGAATTGACATCTGGGAATGCAGTGTATCGATGTGAAAAGATACTAAAAAGAGTTGAAGAGCTAAATATTGACTTCTCGGACGTGTATGTTGATAAAGTAAGAAGAGAGGGGTGGAAGCTTTAAGCTCCACCACCATTCGTTAAAGGGTAGAAGATGGAAGAAATAGATATTAAAAGAGAGATAGTCAAAAAGACTATTGAGAAGAATAGCATAAAAACTTCTCATACAATGCACTTAATCTTATCGTTACTTACTGGTGGTCTGTGGGTCATTGGTTGGGTATTTGCTACATCAAGAAATGATAGTAAAGTAAAGAAGATTGAGAGTGAGATTGTTGAGCTTGAGATGCTGTGTGGACCAATTAAGTAATGGCAAGACCTCAAAAGTACAATTGGGAATCAATTCGCGAGGCTTATGAAAAAGGCTTCACTAAAGATGAGATTGTAAAGAAGTTCAGGGTTCCAAAAAACATACTAACAAATAAAATAAACTTAGAGAAGTGGTGTGTTTTATGTAGCGTAGATGATGATATAGAGGGGATTAGTGCGAAATTGAGAGAAGTTACACATAAATACTCACAAAACAAATTTATTGAGGAAATGCTTGAGGAGAGGATTAATACAGTAGCATTAGATAATGAGCTTATTGGGTCCAATAGAGGGCTTTTAAAGTCATTTCAAAAACTTATAGGAGATGGTATTAAAGATGGGATATACGATAATCCACAAAACATAAAGGCTGGAGTAAGTGCAATAAAAGACATTGAATTAGTAGCTAACCCCTCTACTCAAAAAACAGAAGTAAACGTTAATCAAACAACACAAGTTCAACAAAATTCTATCTTGACAGTAGAGGAAGCAAAAGAGAAAGCGTTAAGCTTAGGAGTTCCATTAGAATGCCTCCTAAACTAACTGCAGAACAAATAGAAGCACTGTATAGCTATAAAGTAGCATTAGCAAGAGATGACTTTTTAGCATATAGGAAGCTTATAAACTCAAATCTAAAAGTGAATTGGTTTCTCTCGGACCTCTCTCGAAAACTACAAAATTTCTATAATGACTTGGTGAATGGTAAACGACCAAAGCTAATAATACAAGCACCCCCTCAACACGGTAAATCAACTGCAATTATAGATTTTATCGCTTGGTTAAGTGGCAAGCACCCAGAACTTAGAACAATTTACGCATCATTTTCCGAACGTCTTGGAGTTCGTGCTAACTTAGCATTGCAAAGGACTTTTGAAAGAAAAGTATATAAAGACATTTTCCCAAACCTGAAGGTAAACGATAAGCGAGTCGTTATATCTCAGGGGTATCAAAAAAATAAAGAGCTTATCGAGTACATAGAAACTGGAGGATATTTTAGAAACACAACAGTTCAAGGAAGCATTACTGGAGAAACATTGGATTTAGGAGTTATCGATGACCCATTAAAGGGTCGTGAAACTGCTAACAGTATGACTTTCAGAGAAAAAACGTGGGATTGGTTTACCGATGACTTTTTTACACGTTTTGATGAGAAGGCAGGGTTTTTGATGATTTTGACACGTTGGCATATCGATGACCCAGCTGGAAGAATGCTCAAAAAAGGTGGGTTCGACGTCGTGACTTATAAGGCGATTGCTGAACACGATGAAGAATATCGAAAAAAAGGTGAGGTGTTGCTCCCTGAACATAAGTCATTAGAATTTTTGATGGAGCGTAAAAACACAATGAGTCCTGAAAACTTTGAGGCACTTTACCAGCAAAATCCAATAATAAAAAGTGGTAATTTATTGAAAGTGGATTGGCTAAAATATGTTGGGCGTAGCGTAGTGAATAAAATCAGATTCGAGAAGCGTTTTATAACCGTAGATACTGCACTTAAAGACAAGGAACAGAATGACTATACAGTGTATACATCATTCGGATTTTTTGAGAATAAGTTATATATGCTTGATATGTTTAGAGGTAAACCGAAAAGCAGAGAGAGGGAATTGACTGCAAAATCTTTCTATAAGAGGAATGATGAATATCCTTTTTCTGGAATGTACATAGAGCAGAAAGCAAGTGGGATAGACCTTTTTCAAAGAATGAAAAGCGATGGATTTATGGTTTATGAAGTTGAGAGAAATAAAGATAAAGTTTTTCGTGCTGAAGAGATTTCCCCTTATTTAGAGATACACGGCTTATATATCGTTGATGACATTGAACACATTGATGATTTTATAACTGAGTATACCTCATTCCCAAGTGGAGTACACGACGATATGATTGACACGGTGATTGATGGATTTGAGATAGCGTACAAAAATAAAAGTTTTGACTATGGAGACCTTTTGTGATTTGTGATACAATTTGAGAAAAATAAGGGTAAAAATGAATTTTATAGATGGGATAGTTGATTTATATAACTCTATCGCGAACACAAGGACACCCCAAAATAGAAATACGATTGTTGGCACAAGGGTTGATTTTTCGGAGCTGAATGAGATTTACAAGACTGGTCTTGGGAACAAGATTGTCAGATTAAAAAGCTCATACGCAACAAAGACATCATCACTTTTTTTTGAGAACGAGGAAGATAGAGAGTTTTACTCTAAAAAATTGCAGTCTAAAGTACAGGAAGCATTAAAGTGGGCTTTTGTTTTCGGAAGAGGGATTATCGTGATAAATGATGGGGGAGATTTATCTGCTCCTATTAAAAAGGGTGTTAGGAGTCCAAAATTTGATGTTTTTAGTGGGGATATGGTTTCGATAACGTCGTATAATTTGGACTTATCAAGCTCAAGATATTACGAACCTGTTTCATATAACGTTAATGGATTTGAGTTCCACCATTCACGAGTTATTGATTTTACTTATGTTAAGCCAAGTCACAACGATATTCCACTCTATAATCATGGGGGGATTAGTGAGTTTGAACTCATTTATAATCAACTCATTAACGATGGAGTTGTTGAGCGTTCATCATCTTCAATAGTCGAGAAGAACTCCTCATTTTTTTATAAAGTTTCAGGGTTTAAGCAGGCGTTGGCATCTAAAAAAGAGGCTGATATTGTCAAATTTTACTCTATCGCAGAAGATAGGAGAAGTATTTACGGAGCTGGTATTATCGATAAAGACGATGAGGTTGTTACTGTTTCGCAATCTCTAACCAACTTAAAAGACGCAGATGACATTTCGTTAAGACGCGTCGCAATGGTTAGTGGTATCCCAGTGCCGATGCTTGTTGGAGAGAACGTAAAGGGAATGAACTCATCTGGGGAACAAGAGAAGACAACTTTTAACGAGATGATTGAAAATATCCAAGAGGATTACGTAATTGATAAAATTGTTGAATTGTTTGAAATTCTAGGGCTTGGAGAGATAAAGTTTAAAGACAATCAAAATGTTAAAGCGTCTGAAAAAGTAGCGTATGAGACAAGCGTGATTGATAATGCGATGAAGCTATATAACTTAGGATATGATATAGACAAGTATATAAAAGATAGAGGGCTTGAAGTTGAGCCAAAAAATGACTTTATAAGTGAGTTCCCAGAAGATGAAAAAGACGTTTAGGCAACCAAACCCACCTTTAAACATTGAGAAAGAACTGGATAATTTTAACTCTTTTATGATTGAATCCATCTCGAGAAGATTTAACAATAAAGTACTTAAAGCTATGAATAAAAAGACGGTTAGTAAATTTGAAGATGCACAAATTGGGAACTATGCAGTTATCGCAGAAAAACTCATTAATGACTTTAAGAGGAGCATAAAAAAGCAGTTTACAAATAAGCGTTTAGAGGCGTATATTAAAAAGCTTTACAAGAGGACCGATAGCGTAAACAATAAAGAGGTAAGTGAAAGCATAGACGAAGCAGTTGGAGTGAAGATGAGTGAAATTTTAAAAAAAGAGAATTATAACCAATTCATAAACGCAAAAAGTGTTGAGAGTGGAGTGCAGATTAAAAAGCTACGCGATGCGATGATGGACGACCTGCACAAAAATACGCTAAGACTAATGGGAGCTGGGAAAACACTCGGCGAATTGTATGACCACGTTGACAATACAAGAGTTGCCAACTTAAACAAGGCAAAGCTTGTATCTAGAAATGAATTGAAAGCTTTTAACCAACAACTCTCTGAGAAGAGGGCGAAGAGTGCTGGAGTCAAAAAAGCGATTTGGAGAAGCGTCGATGATGAGAGAAGTAGGAAGTGTCACGCTATAAGAAGTGGGAAAGAGTTTGAAATAGAAAATGGTCTATATTCGTCGTGCGATGGAAAAACTCTAAAGCCAATGGAAGAGATTAATTGTCGATGCTATGCTGAGTATATTATAGAATTTTGATATACTTATAAAAATTATGGGGGGTTGAATGGTATTTTTTAAAGACAAAATGAAAAATAGAAAGGCTGTTTCTGTAAGGGACGGTTATCAAGAATATTTAGGTGTTGAGATTGGACTTGAGCCAAAAAACAAAATATTCAAGATTTACAGAAGCAGAAAAACTATCGAGGAAGTGTCCAGAAAATTAAATGGATTAGCAGTAACAGATGGACACATTGAACTAAAAGACAATATAGATAACTCACTCATAATCGGAAAAGTTTCTAATAGCAAACTTATTGATGATAAAGATGAGAATACAGATACAACTGTATCTATTGAGAATACTATAACTTTTAATGATAAAGTGATAGAATACGAGGAGTTGAGTCTTGGATATTTTGCAGAATTAAAAAAGCACAATATTTACGACTTTGAACAAGTTGACATTGTCCCACATCACTTAGCAGTCGTTGAAGCTGGTCGGTGTGGGGATAAATGCAAATTTAAAGACGAAGGGACAGGTATGGAAGAACTTTTAAAAGTGTGGGATAAGCTAACACTAATTCAAAAGAGCGACTTTTTAGCTAAACATCAACCAAAAAAAGATGAGGAGGCTGTAAAAGAAGAGCCTAAAAAAGAGATGAAAGATACTGCAGAGTTCAAATTAGCAGTTCAGAGTGCAAAATCTGAGGCTTTGTCTGATTTTAAAGACAGTGATGAATTTAAAACAATCGTAAAAGCTGAGGCAAACGCTAGAGCTGAAGTGATTGAAAAAGCTAAAAACTTTTTAGACTCTAAATATAATTTTGCAGATGCTGACACAGTAAAGATTATGAGAGATGCAGTTGCAACGATGCACGGAGATGAGTTTAAAGATAATGAAATTCCAACAGCGTTCAAAATGCTTAAAAAAACTGAGCAGTACAAAGAGTTTGGAGATGCAAACTTGAGTGGTTGGGATAAAATCGCAGAGGAGGAAATCTAATGGCATTTGGAAGTACAAGAACTGATGAACTTGGAAAAGCTGGAGCTGGTCTTATTGTTGGAGATACTGGAGTAGTGTCTACATATACCGATTTTGAAGATGGATTAATTGGTGGACTTTTTGCGAAGTTCAAAGATGATAAAATCCAAAATATTGATGGTAGTGAGGATAGTGAGGATGTAGTTTGTGCTGGGATTGTATTAGCCTCAACAACTGGAGCGATTGAAGATGATGGAAAGTATACAGCTGAAAACTCAATTTTAGCAGATGCAGTAGAGAGTGGACTTTGTACTGTTACCGTTGTTTCAGATGTTGAAATTTCAAAGTTTGACAAGGTATACGTCTACAATAATGACAAAAATAACGTAGAAGATAATGGTAAAGCAACCCCACACAGTGCAGACAGTGACGGTGGAGATGGTATTGTTGCGAACATTCCAGTTGATGGATACTTCTATAAGCAAATTTCTGATACAGTTTGGACTGTAAGACAAAGATAAGGGGGATATATGACTTTAGGACAAATTTATAATATTGAAAGCTTTAAGCGTTTTACCGATAGTGGAAAAGCGTTTAAAGATAGTGCAATGGGGGCAGTGTTGGAAAGAAACTTAACTGCTATTAACCCAAAAATTCTTGAAAAAAAGTATGCTGAACTCTCATTTTTGAATAGTGGGGTGAAGGCAGACAACACTGGAGGATATGCAAGAAAAATCCAATCTTTAAGAGTTGAAGATTATGGAGATTTTGCAGACAGTTCAGATATCGGAAGTGGTAAAGGTCGAATTTCGCTTAGTGCAGAAGACACATTCATTAGTGTGTTCCCAAAACAAGCTCACTCAATTTGGACAGATGATGAGATTAAAGAAGCACAGATGGGGAACATCAACTTACCACAGCGTTACATTATGACACACAAAAAAGCATACTCTCAGAAAATTGATGAGATTGGCTACTTGGGACATAATGGACAAGAGGGGCTTTTGAATACTTCACTTTTTACAACAACAAGTGCGTCGGACTCAATCGATAATCTTAGTGGAGAAGATATGTATGAAGAGATTGCAACTCTTATTACAGAGCAGTTAAATGACGTTAACAACACCCCTGAATACAGTGCTGATACCGTCGTAATGCCAATTTATGTGATGAATAAGCTTCAGGGGACAATCTATAAAGCAGAAGCTGGAAGTGCAACTGTTTTAAAAGCGTTGAAAGATAACTTCCCTTTTGTTAAATTCGTTACTACATTTAGAGCGAAAGACGTTGATGGAACTTCTAAAGTTGTTGCATACTCAACAAGCGAAGACGCTATGGTAATGAGAATTCCACAAAAGCTGACAATCGGTCAAATTGTAAAACAAGCCTCTTTTGAGTATAGAGTTGACTCCAAGTTTAGAATTGCTGGGCTTGACATTCTTGAAAAATCTTCAGGGAGGGTACTAACTGGGCTTTAAGCCTCGTTAGTTTTTCTATGGAAAATCTAGGGATTAAAGAGTTGAGAACAAGAGCCAAAGAACTTGGGATTAAAGGGTTCAGTTCTCTCTCAAAAGAGGAACTCACCTTGGAGGTTGAAAAGTTCCAAAAGCTTGAGGAAGAAGAAGAGGCAAAAGAAACTCAAAAAACGGTAAAGTTCCAAAAGCTGATTAAGGGTGCATTTTACTTTAATGGGCATCTTGTAAAAGGGGCAAGTTTTGAGCTTACGGAGGAAGAGGCTAAAGACAAGCGTATTTTAAACGCTATTAAAAATGGGGTAATTTCTAAAAAATGATTGATGATTTAATTGCACGGTTCCCTGATATTCCTGAAGAGGTGATTTACAAATATTTTCACCTTTTTGAAAACTCCTACAAGTGCTACTATGGTGCTGAGTATGGGAGAAATTCGTGCGATAATGAGATTATTTTACACTTAATAGCACACTTAATCGTAAATTCGGACAACACAAAAAACGGAGATACTGCTAAAAGCACATCGTCCGAAAGTGTTGGAAGTGTGTCTGTATCTTATGTGCAACAACAGAACATTACAGCAATGGACGCTTTTTTTTCGACTACACCTTATGGGCAAGTGTATCTTATGCTTATACGAAATAATGGGCTTGGTTCAATTTTCGTATGAGTGTTGATAAGATTATAAAAGAGCTAACAAAGCTTAAAAAAACGTCTATAAAAATCGGTGTCCCAACTGACGTTGGTGCTTATCCAAATGGACAAAGTATCGCAGAAGTTGGGGCTATACACGAGCTTGGGATTGGAGTTCCGAGAAGAAGCTTTTTAAAAGACCCATTTTACGATAGAGAAGATGAGATAAAAAAAGCGTTAAAAAGTGGCTTCAAAAGTGTTTTAGATGGTGGGAGTTCTGACAATATGCTAACAAAAGTTGGAATTGTAGCCCAAAACATTTCTAAAGGGGCTTTTTTAAGTGGTGGATATGGAAAGTGGAAAGATATAGATGAGAGGACAAAAAGAGCTAAAAAATCATCTAAGATACTAGTAAATGACTCAGAGCTTTTGCAGTCAATCACGCATTGGGTAGAGGTTAAATAATGTTACCAAATTTATCAAGAATAGTTTTGAATTTTTCTCAGGATATTCAGTTTTTTATCGTATATGAGGAGATATATAACCATAAAAAAGAGTCATTTTTTGAGGAGAAAACTATACGTGCAACAGTGCAACAGCAAAACTTTAACTTCTCAATAAAAAATAATCTTGATACTTCAAAAACATATGCAACGATACACACTAATGAGACAATAAAGCTAAATGATGAATTTGAGCATAATGGAGTAAGATACAAGATTGTAAATGTTGGAAACTTTCTAGATTATGGATATGTTGAGTGCATTGGAGAGGAAGTTAGATGATAGATGAAAAGATATGTGATTACATTAGTGACATTATGGACTTTTATCCAGATAGAGTCGTTATTGGTTATTCGAATATCAACAAGGTATCTGATAGAGAAGATTATATCTCACTTACATCAAGTGGCGTTGATTTACAACTTGGAAGCAGTAGAACGTATGACAGTAACACAGAAAAAGAGCAGTTTGTAACATATTTTAAAAAGAGGGCAACGGTTACTTTTTTTGGGGAAAATGCAGAGTCTAACGCTTATAGATTTATCAATATCCAAAACTCACAAGTTTCAAGAGATGCTCAAAAAAAATATGAGATAACTTTCTTAAAGGGAGGTGGAGTAAATTCTTTAAAAAATCAAATAGGTGACTACTTTATTTCCACCTACGAAATAGAAGTTATGATACAATACAGCAGTTCTTTAGAAATAGATACTAAACGAATAGAGGAAATACCTCTAAATTACAAGGGAGAATAAATGGCAGACATTAAAAATGTTGTTAACGTTTCATTTTTACCACAAGGTAAAAGTGTTTCACGTACAAATATGAATATTGTTTCGATTATCACGTCACAGCTTGGGAAACTAAGTAGTGCAAATCGTACAGTAGCATACACAGATTTAGGGAGTGTGCAAGAGGACTTCGGAACAAGTTCTGCGATGTACGAATATGCAAAAATTCTTTTTGCACAGACTAAAAATCCAACAAATAGTGGGGGATATTTAGTAGCTGGATACTGGAGAGCTTCGGACGAAACTGTACCTGCAACGCACGGAAAAATCAAAGGTTCGCAACTTAGCGAAAAAAACACTATCGAGACATTGCAAAAACTTGAAGATGGAAGTTTTGATGTTGATATTGATGGAACTACGCAAAATGTAAGGGATTTGGACTTTAGAACCATTGACTCCACAGATGATGTTATTCAGATTTTAAATGATAATATCGATGGGGCAACAGTTACGGAAGATGACCAGCGAATTATCGTAACAAGCGATACGACTGGAGCAGATAGTAAAGTTACACTTTTTGCAGATGGTGGAGATGGAACTTTTATTGGGGAAACGCTACTTTTAGCAAGTGGTACAGGGGCAGTTACAGTAGATGGGGAAGACGAAAAAACTTTAGAAGCTGAAAGTAAAGAGGACGCTTTAGGAGAGATTTCCAAATTAGAGTCAATTCGTGGGGCAGTCTTTATTGACAACCCAACAGATGATGAGAGTGAAAGTATGGCAACGTGGGCAAAAGCGAACGAAGTCATTATTTATGATGTGTTTGACAGTGCTTCAAATCTTGAAAAAAGCGTTGATAATGTTGTGTGGAAAATCAAATTAGCTGGTGGTGAAAACTATCGAATGATTTACCGTAAAGATGGGAATAGAAAAACAGCAGTTGCGATGATGGCACGTATGCACACTGTAAACTTTACTTCCCAAAATTCATCAATTACCCTAAACTTAAAAGAGTTGAGTGGCATTATCGCAGAAGACTATACGCAAGATGAGATCAACAAAGCTCAAAAAGTTGGTCTTGATATTTACACAACATTTGGTGATATTCCAAAGCTTTATGTTAGTGGTGCAAATGGTTTTGCGGATAATGTATATAACTTTATCGCGATTAAGAACTTTGTTCAAATTGACCTTTTTAATCTACTTGGAACAACATCAACAAAATTAGCTCAAATTGATGAAGACGTTCAAAAAATCGTTGATACAGTTGAAAAAACATTGTCTATGTTTAGACGTGCAAAAGTTATAGGTGCTGGTACTTGGACAAGCCCAGATACATTCGGAAATTCTGAAGTATTTAAACGTGCAATTAAAGAAGATGGTTTTTATGTTTATGCAAACCCACTTAGTGAACAGAGTCAGGACGATAGAGATGCAAGAAAGTCGCCAGCCATTCAAGTTGCATTCAAAAATGCTGGGGCAATCCACTCTATTGATACAACAATTCAATACAACTTATAGGAGCAGTAAATGGCAGTAGTTAGTTTAAAATCCGACTCGACAACCCTCATCTTAAATGGTGAGGTTGTTAGAGATTTAATCGCTGGTGATGTGCTTGAGTTAGCACCAACAAACCCAAAAACATCAAGAACTTATGGGGCGAACAGAGCAGTAAATATCCAACAAAGAGCAGATAGAGAAGTCTACACGCTTAAGTTTAGAGTTATGCGAAACTCAGACAGCGACGTGTGGCTGAATGAACAATTTAATCAAAAAACACCAGTCATTTTTGATGGCTCAATCAAGGAGATTTTTGTAAAAGATGGTGAAGAGATGGTGGAGAGTTTTGCACTTGAAGCTGGAAGTTTTACAGACTCACCAACTCACACGAAGAACAATCAAGATGGTAACTCACAAGTCGAATACACAATTGAGTGTTTTGCAACAAGAAAACTTTAGGAGTAATGAGTGGAAGATGGGATTAAAAAGTTAGAAAAATTCAATGAAAGTGGAGTTATTGAGATAAATGGGAGAGAGTATCATCTTCAAAAACTCTCTCATCAATTTAGGGTTGAGTGTGTTGCACTCTATTCTGTAATTGAACCGATGCTACTTGTTAAAAATTTCTCATTTTTGAACGATGAAAAGTACAAGCAGTTAGCGAAAAAGATTGATGATAGAGTGACTTTTGATGACTCTCAAATCTCAAAATTGCCTACGCATTTTGAGCAGTATCCAGAGGATTACCTTGAATATGTTGCCCTAACAATGGGAGTTATCGTCTACCCTTTTTACAAAAAAGGAAGCGTTACTCCTTAAAACGATATGTAGAGCCTATAAACTATTTTAATAAGTATGTGGACTTTACAAACTTAACAGATACAGAAATACTCTTTTTTAGCTTAGTCAAAAAAGGGTATGGAACACTAAAAGAGATAAGAGAACTTGATACAATGGATATAATGAATATCCTTGAATTTGAGGGAATTATCGGAGATATTGAAACTTTAGCAATGGAAGAGGCATAAATGCAAATAGCAGAATTATCAACAAAATTTAGCTTTAATGGGAGTCTTGACCCACTCTTAAGACTAAATAAAGGCTTAGATATTGCTACAGTTTCAGGTTCGACAACAACTAAGACTATACAGAAAACAAGTAGTGCAATTAGTCACTTAAATAGAGAGATAGATGATGGAGCTAAATCTGAAAATAGATTAGCACAGTCCTCTATTTCTCTCTCTAAGAGATTATCATCACTTACATCATTAATAAAATTTAAAACACTTGATGGGTTCAAAAGTGATATTGACGACTCAAGAAAAGAGATAGATGAGCTTGATAATTTTATTGATATTGACAGAGATATTAACCTAAAAGTAAATAGTAGTGGAGTCGATGAGTCAGGTTCAAAATTTACAAGATTGTCCGATAATATTAGAGGCGTTATCGGTGCAGTATCGTTAGCAAGTGTGGCACTTGGGGGGCTTGTGGTTGCCTCTATTGCTGGGACAGATGCTCAAATTCAATTGGCACGAGAAACTGGTGTTGCAGTAGAAGCTATTCAAGAACTCGGATACGTTGCAAGTGTCAACGGCTCTGGAGCAGAAGAGATGCAACGCTCACTCTCAAATTTATCCAAAAAAATGGGTGAAGCAGTAGTGGAGAATAATGAAACAACAAAAGCGTTTCAGAGGCTTGGGATAGCACTAAAAGACAACAATGGAGAGATGAAGAGTGCTGATGATATGATGATGGAACTTAGTTCACGTTTTAAAGAACTCAATCTATCATCTCAGGAGCAAAAAGCATATTTGGAAAAATTAGGACTTGATGAGTCTATGCTTCAAACGCTTCAACTCGGTGCTGATGGGATAGATGAGCTAAGAAAAAAAGCACGTGCAATGGGAGTTGCAAGCACAAAAGATGCTAACGAGATTGCTTCTTTTAACGACAGTTTAACAACACTAAAGTATTCTATTGGTGGGATAACAAGGAGTGTTGCACTTGGATTTGTACCCCAGCTTAAGGGGCTATCGGACAGTTTTAGTGAGCTACTAATAAAAAATAGCGATGTTGTAAAAAAAGGGTTATCTAAATTTATCGGTGCAATAGGCACAGGACTTAGTGCAGTTGTAAAGTTTGGGAAAGGTCTATATTCTCTAATCGATAACACTATTGGAATTAACACAGCACTTGGGATTACAGCAGTGGCATTCGCACGATTAAATAAAACGATGCTACTTAATCCAGTATCGCTCATTATTGCTGGAATAGTTGGAGTTATCGCAATTTTTGATGACTTGAGTGTTGCACTAAATGGTGGGAAAAGTAAAATTGCAGAGTGGTCAAAGGCGTGGTTCGATATAGACATTGTAGAAGCACTCAATAAGATTTGGCTTGATGTTTCGGGGTGGTCATCAAAAGTTGTTAAAGAGTTTAAGCCTTTTTTTGATGTTGTAAATGAGATAAATAATTACAAATTCAACTTCTCCGATTTGAAAAAAGCTGGAGAACAAATAGGGATATATTACAGTGGAATTTCAACATCAATTAACACTTTTTTTGATAATTCTGCGTCGTATGTAAAAAATCTTGTTGATAAAAACATTCATTATTTTGACCCAATTTTTAGTATTTTTGATAAAATTACGTCTTTCAAGATGCCAAATTTTGGCTCACCCTTTGATGGTTTTGAGATGCCCTCTCTAAGTGGGGTGTTCTCATCAAAAAAAAGACCACAGGAAAATAGTGGTAGCAATGGAGTTGTTGGTTCAACAACGATACACAACAATACAAATATCTCTCAAAATGGAATTGATGCACGAAAGCTAAATGCAAGTATTGAAAAATTGTATAGAAATGCACCAATTTCTCCTACTCGAATAGTGGAAAAGCCGAATGTTACAACAAACACGACACACGTTACAAATTCGATTAAAGTAGATGTAAAAAGCAGTGACCCAGTCGTTGCTGGACAAAGCGTAGCGTCCGAACTTGATAAAATGTTAAGAAATGCAAGTGTAAACTTCTCTAAAAATGGTGGTATGTAATGGATATTCAAGGAATTTTCGGAGATTTAAATACTGTTGGGATTGGTGGGTATTCGCTTGATGTTAGAATTTCCGAAAACACTACATTCACGAGTGATGTTCCTGATAGCTTTATTGAAGATGGTGGCACTATCAACGACCATATTATCAACAAGCCAAATCAAATATCTATCGATGGAGAAGTATCAAATATACACATAAAAAAAGAGTCTATCACTCAGAAAGTTGATGATTTTATAGACAAAGCAAATGACATTAAAGACATTCTATACTCTACTCAAAAAACAGATACAATGCTTCAAAAAGCGAAGAAATATAGCAGTAGTGTATCATCTGCGATGGATATATTTCAAAGTGGAGATATTTTTAATCTACTGAGTAGCAAAAGCTCAACACCACAAAATGATTTTTTTAATTTTATAGAGAATTTGCACGATACAAAGACGTTAATAAGTATCGAAACACCCCTAAAAACGTATGAAAATATGAGAATTACATCAATTTCGATAACGCGAAACAATGAAACAGACGAGGCACTTAAGTACAAACTAACTGCGAAAGAAGTAAGATTTGCAGATACCCTACTTGTTGATAAGAATAAGTATTTCAAAAAGCCAACTAAAAGCGTCGGAAATAAAGTAAAAAAAAGTAGCAATAAGGGCGTTGTAAATGGGGTAAATAAGGATAGTTCCGAAACAGTAACAAGCAAAACAGATGGAACTGAAAAAAGTTTCCTATATACACTACTGGAGTAAAAATGAGAAAAATAGACATAGACTCTACACCAACTCAAGAACTTAGTATCCCATTTGAAAATGATTATATCTTTTTAAAGATGATGTTTAGAGACGATTGTTGGATTATGAATGCAAGATATAGAGATAAAGTTAAAAATGGGCTTGGTATATCGTGTGGTGTGCTAATGCTTACTGGATTTAACCTACCATTTGATTTTACCATATCATCAAAAATTAACGGTCTTGACCCCTTTTTGATTGACAGTTTTGAGAGTGGGAATTTTGAACTATATCTACTTGAGCGTGATGAGCTTATTGAAATTAGGGGAAATGATGTACCATAGATTTGGACGTGATTACGAAATAATCGTTACTACCAAAAATGGAGAAGTTACAAAAATATCCCCAAACATTAGGATACAATTTGAAGCCACAAAGTCTGTGAAGGGTGGACTTAATAGTTGCAGAGTATCGATTTACAATCTAAACGAAACAAATCGTAGGCATTTAGTTAAAGATAAAACAGACCAAAAAACAATGATGCCTTTTTTGCTTCAAGCTGGGTACGAGAAGATAGAAACGATATTTCAAGGAACTATTACAGAAAGTTATTCTGAAAGACGTGGTGCAGACATAATTACAACCTTGGTTTGTCACGATGGTGGTCACGATTTTTTAACAAGCTATACATCCAAAACAGTAAAATCTAACGATATTGAGTATATATTGGAAGATATGCTAAACACAAAAAAGGGCAAAATAACAAAGAGAGTGAAGCTACATAGACCGAAAGTGCTTGTTGGTTCGTCCTTTAAAATTATAGAAGATATGCTAAAGGAAGATGAAACGGTTTTTATCGACAATGAGAAGCTACACATATTGAAAGATAATGAGATTACAGACGATTTATCTGTAATTGTTTCTCCAGAAACTGGACTCTTAAAGACACCGTCGAAAAAAGAGAGCGAAGTAATTTTCTCCACAATGATGAACCCATCTTTGAAAATCGGTGGTCTGTGTGAGATACAAAGTACTATATCTAAAGAGCTAAATGGAGTATATAAAGTAAATACGATAAAATACAGTGGAGATACAGATGGTGCAGATTGGAAACAAGAAGTATCTTGTTCATTATCGGAAAAATATGAGGTGGTAAAGTGATACACAATAATAACGATACACCGTCTCTAGAGAATGTTATACTTAGTGCGATAGATGAGTCGATATCCAACACACACACCCTACTTATTGCAAAAGTAGTTAAAGTTAATAAATCTACAATAGACTGCAAGCCAGTCATAAATAGAGTCATAAAAGGGAAAAGCGTAGAATTGCCTACATTTATAGAAGTACCAGTAATTCACCTTTATGGTGGCAGTAGCAGTATTCGTTTCCCCATACAAGTTGGGGATTATTGTCAACTTTTCGTGAATGAAAGATGCTTAGATAACTGGTATGTTGGCTCAGATTTCCTACCCCCCTTAGAAGATAGAAAGCACGACTATTCGGATAGTGTAGCAATAGTTGGAGTAAAACGAAAAAGTGATGAGCTTGAAATACCGTCTGTGACAACGATAGATAACGACGTAAAAGCTAATGGGAATTGGGAACATAACGGTTTTATGCAGAACAATGGAAGCCACAAAACTACTGGAAATATTGACTCAGGAACGTATAGCGTCGGTGGGGAAAGTGGTGCAAGTGGAACGTTTGATAGCGATGATGGGAAAAAAATAACAGTCGTTAATGGACTGATTACAAAGATTGAATAATGAAAGTAAGAAGACTTAAAAAAGGTGATTGGACATTTGGTGGAAGCTACACCACAATAAGTGGAGATGATGCAATTTTACAGCGTATTTCGACAAGAATTAAGAGCTTTAAAGGAGATTGGTTTTTAGATTTTGATGCTGGTATAGATTGGTTTTTGTATCTTGGCACTAAAGATAATGAAGAAAAAATAAAAAGAGACATACTTAATATTTGTAAAAAAACAGATGGAGTGTTGAGAGTCAATAGCGTTGAAATATCATCAAATGAAAATAGAGAAGCTGTAATATTAATCAATCTCGATACGATATACTCACGAAATAACAATATAGAGGAAACAGTATGATAATCAATGAAAATGGTATTTTGCTTGATGATTTTGATGAGATTTTTAACGACTTTGTGACAAAATTTAAAGAGATTTATGGTGAAGATATTGCACTTGAGCAAGACACTCAAGATGGTCAACAAGTCGGAATTTTAACAAATGTAATTTACGACTTACAGACATTTATCGCACGAATATATAACTCACTCGACCCTGATTTAGCTGAGGGACACGAACTTGATAAAATACTTAAGCTTATTGCAACAACTCGATTACCAGCAACAAAAAGTAAAGTTGATGTTGATGTTACTGTATCTAAAAATGTTGAGTTGCAGTCTACTTATACAATCAAAGATGAAAATTCTCAAGAGTGGGGATTATCTGAAAGTGTAACACTCGAAGAGGGGACTACAACTTTAACTTTTATTGCGAAAGAATGGGGTGCAATTACAGCACAAGAGCATACAATAAATGAGCAGGTTACGGTTGTTACAGAAGTTGTATCTTTAGACAATATGCAAAGTGCAGTTGTCGGGAGAGAAGAGGAAACAGATGAAGAGCTAAGACGAAGAAGAAATAAGCTTGTTGGGTACAATGCAAAAAGCTTAATTAGTTCAATTTTAGGGAAATTGCTTGATTTGAATGGGGTAAATGATGCAATAATTTACGAAAACAACACAGATGAGTTGGACGATGAAAAAGATATACAACCTCACGCAATTTGGGTAATTGTAGATGGTGGAGAGCTTAAAGATATTGCGAAAACGATAGCAGTAGATAAGACTATTGGGTGTGGACTAAAAGGAGATATAAAAGAGGTATACGAAGAGGAGTTTGAAACAAGAAATGGAGATATTAGAACTTTTCATCACGTAGTAAATTTCGATAGACCTACAAAAACAGAGATTTACATAAAAGTTACAGTAAGAAAACGTTCATCTTCCGATATTATAGATGTAGATAACATAAAAAATGAGCTATCAAAACTTAACTTTTTAATATCCCAAAACATTACAGCTACCGAACTTTATGGAACTATTTATAGTGCAGGGAACACGTTTATCGCATCTGATTTGCAAATAAGTAAAGACGACAGCACATACGTAGATGATATACTTATTGCCGATTTTGATGAGAAATTCGAAATTGTTTATGAAAATATAGAGGTAACTGAAGAGTGAGTGATTTTGTAGAAGCATATAAGAAGCTACTTATTGCACAGTATGCAGATAAAGAAAAAGCAACTGCACACATTAGTGCTTTTTTATCTAAGTTTGAGGAAGTATATGAATTTGCAAAGAGTTTTGAAAAAGCATTTGATATTGATTTTGCAGTTGGAAAACAGTTAGATATTATTGGGAAAATAGTTAGGATAAACAGGAATGTACCTTTTGCAATACCAAAAAAGTACTTTGGGTTTGATGGACATAAAAACGCATATCCTTTTGGGGATAAATTTAAAGATGTAGTCGCATATCCTTTTAAAGATAAATTTGAAATCCCATATACTTCTGGAACACTAAATGACCAGCAGTATAGATTTTTTATAAAAGCGAAGATAATGAAAAATTATTCTTGTGGAAAGATGATAGATGAAGATGATAGGCTATCTATCCAAAACGCTATTGATTATATCTTTAACGGTATAGGCTATATTACAGATAGAAAAAATATGACTCTGACTCTATATATAGAGAGGAGTTTTGATGAAGATATGATACAATACATTAAACAAGCTGGAGTTTTGCCACGCCCACAAGGTGTAAAATATAACTCTATCGTACAATACGATAATGGAAAAACTTTTGGATTTTATGATAGAAACGGTGGATTTGGTGATAAATCTGGAGATAAGATAGATAGCTATTTTGCTACAAAAATATAATAGGAGAATAGATGGCACACAACAGATATGATGGAAACGTTGTACCATTCGCAGTAGACGCAACAGACGACAATAGAACGATTTTTGGAGATGACGCACAAAGTGATGACATTAACGACAATCTGAACTCAGATTTTAAAAAAGGGTGGGAGATTGTAGGATTAGATGACAATCCAACAAAGCAAGACTTTAATGCGTTAGCGTACACTGCTACAAAGCTAATCTCTTATCTTTTCGAAATGGGTGTAGCAGGTTGGCACGCAGACCAAAACTATTTTGAGAATAGCTACACTATTGGGAGCAATGGGGAGCTTTATCAGTCGTTGAATGGGACAGATGATGACCCAAACAAAGGGAACGACCCAACCGATGACACAACGAATTGGAAGCAAATCTCAAACCGACTTGACACACTCGAAGCATCTCAATTTTTAAGGAGCGACGAAGATGACAGAATGAACGGAGATTTAACTATCGGAACAGACGATGATAGGCAGACAGACATTATAAAAAACGCGATAAGGCTATGGGCAAACAGAAGTGCAGACGATGATACAACGCGATATGGACACGTAAATATGTACGATAATGGGGAAACGCTTGAAATATCAATCGATGATAAAGACGGCAATATTCTTTCTAAAATCGTAATAAAAGATGATGGGACTTTTAATCTCGTGTCTAATAGCGACAATCAAATCGAAATGATTAAAAATGAAGTTCGACTATGGGCGAATAAAAGTGCAGACGATAATACAACTCGCTATGCTAGACTAAATATCCTAGATGATGCTTCTAAAATAATTTTCTCTATGCACGATAGAGATGGGAATAAGATAGGGAGAAGCTTAGATATAACAGAAGATGGATATATACACGCAGGGGACGACTATCAAGTTCCAATAGCATATTCATACGGAAGAGTCTGGAGCGATGATGAAACATTTACTGTTGATGACTCAAATAAAATCGACTTTCAGAACGCTGATGGGCAATATGACCCATTCAACTTAATCACTCTTTCAGACGAGTCAATCACTGTAAAAAATGATGGGGTGTACTATATTGAAGCACAGTGCTATATTAATACAGACCAGTCTGCAGTCGCAGATAGTGCATATATATCAATTAGCATTGATGGTAGCAAGCAGGAAGCAAATGGCTCACGTTCTGTTGCTGGCTCCAGTGACGACGAGGAGGAGTTATTCTTTCACACAAGTTGGGTAGGGGAAGTGAATAAAGATAAAAAAATAACTTTTGCACTAGATGACTTAACAGAAGACAAGAGTGTTACGCTAAACACAAAAGTTGTATTTTATAGTTTAAGGGAGTATTAAAATGGATAAAAAAATAGCTGCAAAAGTTTTGTTGCAAATGGGTGCAAGAAATTTTAAATTAAGAGAAAGTTTAGAAACAAGCACGGTTGACATCAAGGTAAGTTCGGATATTTTTGAAGAAAAATACGACTATGAACTCCAGAAAAAGCAATATTTGCAACAATCTAAAATTGTTGCAAATTACTTAAACAAAATAGCAAATATGTTCCAGTACGATTCTATGCTTAGTGCTAGAAGCTATGCTGGGTTCGATAACAAATACAAAGATGAGGCGACAAAGTTAGCTAAATTCTCAAGCGAATGCTGGGAAAAGTTCGAAGACTACACTAGAGACGTTGCAGAAGGCGAGAAGGATATGCTTAGCGAAAACGAGTTGTTGTCTATTCTTCCAAAATTTGATGAGTCAAAATCAAGATGAGAGACTACTGTTCAATGTTCCCAGAAAATTTTATGGGCGCGTATATAGGAAAGTGTTGCAAAAAACACGATAATGAAGTTGGACAAGCTGGGATAGATAACCCAGTTTTACCTCATATTAATTTCTACAAATGCTTAACTAACATTGGTGTAAAGCCATATTTCAGCATCATAATTGCCGTGGGTGCTGGAATTGGTAGCTTTGTGAGATACCCATATTTTGCATACAGAAAATATAAGTGGAGAAAGAAAAATGATAAGTGAATTTCTGCAAGAGATTTTAGATGGGAAGCTAAAAGTAGTGGACCCAGCAACAGTGGATAATAGAGTAATCGTTCCAAGTGCAATGACAAATATGTGCTTAAATGAGCTAAAAAAAGACGTTATATGACAGCAGATATGATAAAAGAGACAAGTGGTCTATTGACAGAAACAAGTAAATTAGGAGAGAATGGTGTTGTGCTATTCTCTATACTTGTTGTTACTATTATGTTCCTATTTGCAGTCTATGTTGCATATAAGAGTCAAAAAGACTTAACAAAAACGTTAATGGATAACCATTTTGACAACGAGAAGAGGATTGATGAAGCACACGATAGAATACACAATCTTGAAACGCGTGAGAATGAGTGCTTAAATGAGTTAAAAATGATGGGGTATAAGGAGAATAAGTGCTTAGAGGAATTGTCTGATGTTACATCAAAACTATCAAACTGCATAGAGAGATTGGAGAAAAATGTATAAGTATATAATTGCACTTTCTCTAATCTTAAGTGCATTAGGATATGTTAAATATGAGATAGTTGACAGTCGTGACAACAAGATAGAAAGCTTAGAAAACGAGTTGAAATCTGTTTCAAGTGGGCTAAATGAGTGTCTAATCGACTCAGATTCAAAAAGCGTTAGCAGTTTTATAGAGGGCATAGATAATGCTAAAAATAGCACTTCTTTCACTCTTCATACTTAATAACTGCTCAAAAAATGAGCAATGCACACCTACAAAAATAAGCTTACCAAAGCTACCTACATACAAAACTCCAAAAAGCAGGGAGTTTAAAGTAAAAAGGATTGATGAAAATTTAAGCATCATAGAAAATAATGTGCTTACGGAGCTTATTAGGAACAATGACAAACTAAGGGCTATTTGCTTAAAATATTGTCTTATCAACAAAAAATTAAATGAGGTATACAGTAGATGAAAAAAATAGCATTAGTTGTTGGACACAGAAAAAGCAGTCAAGGGGCATACGGTGCAAATGGAATGAGTGAATATGTGTTCTATAAAGCACTCTCAAAAGAGGTCAAATTGGCATCTATTGGCTCAGATTTTGAAGTTGAAATCTTTGAGCGTAGCGACGAATTAAGTGGATATACTGCACGAATGAAAGAGTTGCACAAGCGAATAGACGAATGGGGTGCAGACGTAAGCATATCTCTTCACTTTAATGCTTCATCAAATAAAAATGCGAATGGTCACGAAGTCCTATACTGCTCAAAAAAAGGTTTTGAGTTAGCTAAAAAGATGAACAATATCTTTAGTAAAAATCTAAAAAATAGAGATAGGGGAGTAAAAAAAGTAAGCTTGAAAAACGAGGATAGAGGTGCTGGGTTTGTGTGTAGGGGTAAAAGTGCGTGTATCCTTGTTGAGCCTTTTTTTGCTTCAAATATAAAATTTTACGAAAATGGAAAAGGAAGAGAGGCATTAATTAAGAGTTTACTTGACTTTATGCACTCAATTAGTGTATAATAATTTTGTAGGTGTTTTTCCTTTCATCTACAATCACACTCTAAAAATTTCTACAACAATGTTGTAATCTTGTGCAGTAGTTTTTCTACTGCACTCTCTTTCTATTCCACTTAGCCCTATTTTTAATCATCTTTAATGCTTTTGGTTTTGCCTTATCTCTTTTATCTACTTTTGCTTTTTTTGTCTTTAGTGGTTTTGATAAGATATTTCCAAGACCCTCTCTTGTTGCCGTAGCATTTGTTTTAAACGCATCATTGAGCATTTTATCAAGCTCTAATACAGAAACAAGCAAACGGCTTTTCTTCTCATCTCTCACTTGAATAGATGTTCTGTACGGCACTACTCCTAAAAATGCTTTAAAATCGCTTTTAGGTATCAAAGAACAAAGCATCTCAATGTATACATTCACTTCATCAATAGTAACCTCATTATTGAACTCCTTTAACTCAACAATAATCTGCTTAACTGCATCAGAAATTCTATAATAATGAATTGGTGCTTTGACGCTAAACACTTTCATAGCTCTATCTATTTGCACTTTTAATGCACTTAGTTTCACATCTCCATTCGTCCCACTCATCATCAATGCACCTATTATCGCAGATAAAGCGAATGCTTTTTGAGTATTATTATTTGGTTTTTTCACGCTCTCCTCCAATTAAATACCTTATAAATCTCATAAAAAAATCTATTTTTAGGTAGTCCACTTTCAATAAAACCCTTTAGTATCTCACCTCTTTTTGTGCGTCTTAATTTAAAACGCACATATCCATCATCACAAACTATCATTTTAAACATAATTGTACCCCTTAAAAATTCTTGACGTCGTTGGTGTAGAGATTTTTCTCATTGCTTTAGAAAAAACAGATTGAGTATTCGACTTTGTGCATCTTAACACAATCCCCATATCCTCAAAAGACTCACCACTTTTTATTTTCTTTTTGCTCATCATTTTTATGATTTTATCTTTTTCTTTTCTTGCTTTATGCTCCATTTCTAAAGCTATAAATTTTCCAATAAGACAATCATCTCCTCCAGCACTCAGGAGGCTTTCTTTTAGCCTTAGTAGCTTATCGTTCGCTACTGCATCTACATAAGCACGCGTAACCGTACCGTGCTTAATTATAGCCTCCTCTCTTGCTTCTTTCTTAAACTCATTTAAGAGTGTTTCATAGAAATAACTCATATCAACTCCTAAAACGGTATTTCATCTTCATTGATGTCAATTCCTGGTATGTTGTTAGACGCAGGTACTTGTTGTTGGTTTGTTTCCTGTGGTGCTTGTTGCTGTTGAGCAGGTGTGCCATAAGCAGAACCACTATTTTGTTGGTATCCACCTTTCTGTTGAGTCGGTTGGTAGTTGTTTTGATTCTGCTGAGGTGCTTGGTTATATCCACCACCTTGTTGTGCATCATCTCTTCCACCAAGCATTGTCATACTCTCAACAACGACTGAGTGCTTTGAGCGTTTTGTACCATCTTGAGCCGTCCACTGGTCAAGCTTTAGCCTACCATCTACTAGAATTTTACTACCCTTGCGTAAATACTGGTTCGCTACTTCAGCAGTTCGCCCAAAAAAAGCAATCTCCACAAAAAGTGTCTCCTCTTTCTGTTCACCTGTTTGAGATTTAAACTTTCTTGTTGATGCAATAGAAGTATTTCCTATCGCCGTTCCACCTTGAGTATATTTAATATCAATGTCTCTTGTTAGATGACCAGCTAAAATAATTTTATTATACATTTTAATCCTCCTCTTCTTTTTCATAGTAACCACACTCAATTAGCGATTCGAATATTACTTCATTTACAATATTTTTAATCTCTTCTTCTGTTGCATTGTCTTCAATTTCAACAATCTCCTCAACCAGACTGCACGCGTATCCTGTCTGTGCATAAACTACAATTTTTCTCATTTTAATCCTTTTTTTATTTTTAGTGACTTAACACTTAATAGAACGCTACAATGAGTAACGCTCTGTAAATATTACGATAGTCCTAATTCTTTTTTAATCTCAATAAATCTTAAAAGATTAGAGTTAAGTAAGTTTGTAGTAGATGCTTTTAGTGATATGAAATTTCCGTGATAGTTACACAAAATTTCCACCTCTTCATCTCTTGAAAATTTGAATTTAAGAGAGATATTTGAAGTTTGTAAGTTCTTACTATTTGTAAGTTCAAATCCCTTGAAAGTAGAGATGTTTATAGCGTTTTTTATTAGTTCAGAATGGTATACGTTTTGCATTTTATTTCCTTTTTTTGTCTTGATATGTGGTATTATATAATAATTATTACTATTTGTCAATACTTTATTTAATATTTTTCAATAAATTTACAGCGTCCTCCAACGCTCTTTTCTGAGCTACTGTAAAATTTCTACTTGACAATAGTGCAAAACCTATTTTCTGAATCGCTTCATCTACTTTTTTACGGTTCTCCATATTTACCTCTTTTGCCTCTCTAATTAACTTATTCATAATAATCCTTATTTGGAAATGGGATACTCTCAATTCCATAATTTTCCGATAGATGCTTATCTAACACTTTATAGACTTCATCTATCTTTTTGGAGTCCAGTTTCGTTGTCGTTCCTATCTCAAAAAGTGCATCTTGGATTGGTTTCCAAATCAAGCTTTTCACATTTTCCATTGTCCACTGTATTTCAACATCATTAATGTTTAGGATTTTCTCCTTAGCATTTTTTACAATATTTAGCTTTGTTTTTTCAAAAACAAAATCAAGAATTTTCTTAATTTTGTCATTTTTCTTCTTGTTTAGAACGTATTGGACGGAGTATCCAGCATCGTTTAGTGCTTTAGCTACAAGCCCAAAGTAAACGTGAAGTGCTTTATTCGCTTGTGAAGTTCGCACTTTTTTCACTTCTCTATTTTTTAGTTTTTTGATAATCGCTTTGTCGAACTCTCTAATGTTGTCTTTTTGTGCATCGGAGAAATTCTTAAACATACTTGTGCTTAATTGAGCAGTATGATTTTCAATAAGCTCAATAACGTGCAATACTTCATCTTCTGTTAGCATAACATAGCCTTAGCCTCTTTATATCTTCTATTAAATGCAACTTCAAACTCTTTGAGTGTTTCAATGAGGTTACAGATAAACTCCTCATCTCTATGCACTTCTCTAATAATCAATTTGAACGTATCGACTTCTTGACACTGTACTAAAAAGTGGGTAACGTCAATATCCAGCACAAACATTTGAGTTTGCATTTGTGCATAATATTTTTTAGTCAGTGTTCCCCTTGTTAGTTCAGCTATGTAATTCTTTAGAATTACAGACTTAATCTCAATATTGACTTTACTGAAGCTTTCATCTATTGCGATACCATCTGTACTCGCACCGATAGGGAGTTCTTCTCCAACAACTAAACCTTTCTCAACGACTTCATTACCAGTTATTTTTTTATACTCTTTTATTGCGAAATGTTCCAGTTCATTGCCACGTTCCATCGCTTCAGATTTGAAATTTTCCTTTTGAATTCCCATCTCTGAGAGGATTTTATCAGCAACTTTTTTATCTACATATTCATCAAAAGATGGGATTTTTTTTCCATCTTTATTAAAGGGTGTATCTGAAGCAGTAACAATGCCCATTCGTGCATTCAGCCACTCTTTAGTTCCCTGATTTTGAGTTGAGTCTTTAACTTTTATTACATTTTTAACTCTATACTCAGCTTCAAGTCTTTCTTTTTGTTCATCTCTAAAAATTGAAACTGCATCAAGCAAATAGCTCTCCTCATCTTTATGCACCTCAATTTCATTATCGATAATCTCATAATCTTTAAAAGAAAAATCTTCAAAGTTTTCCATCTCATATTTTCTGAAGTTTCGTTTGGCTCCAGTTAATTTTTTTGCACTAATTAATTGCATCAATAGCCTCCTTAATTTTTACACCAGCTTTTTTAAGCTCTTCTTTTCTATCTGCATCAACTTCATACGCGTACAGTCGCATAAGATTCTTCCTTGCATCGTCTAAGCTTTCAGCATCAAGCAAATCAACATTTTCCATAATTTTCTCAGACTCAACTAACGTGTCAATCTCTTCACTCGCATCTTCTTTTTCATTGTCTACTCTCATATTCTCAGCCATCTCATCAATCATTTTTGCATCAACCCTGTCAAGCGTTACGCCTAAAAGTGAATAAATTCCATTTAAAACACGCTTATATACCATTTTATACGCCATCATCGTTTGAAATTTATTTCCACTCCCCATATTTTTAATAGCGATATATTCATCATTCGGAACAATAAAAAGCTTTCTTGTTATCATCACACTATCTTTAAATACGCTAACAATAGCGTAAGGTGCTAAAATATCACCCCCCATTATGAGTGCATTACTGTTTTTTTTAATCTTAATATCCTCGATTGTTCCATCGGACTCAACCGAAATTTCATCACCTTTGTAGAAAAGTCCATCTGTAACGACAACGCTAAGATTATATTTGTGTGCTATTTGTGCAATACGCTTTTTAACCCCCTTTGGGGTTTCGTGGATTTTTATTCCACCTTTCCCCCTGTACACATAATAGTCATCATCAATATATCTTAGACCATTGCTTTCAAACTCACTAACTTTAGCTTTAATAAGTTCAGTATTTTCATTTAACTTTTGTGATATTTTGCTATTTTTTTCCCAAATTACTCTAAGTGCTTCATTAATCATCTTTTAACCCTTTTATATTCATATAAATAATCGCACTAACAATAAGTGCGATATACAAAACATCAACGACAAACATATCTCTAATAAAGTCTGTCATTTTTGTATTTACTCATTTTCGTAACAACATCACTAAACGTAGCAGTAGAGTTAAACTCAAATACCTCATACTCACCATCAAGATTTTTCAAAAAGTGAACTGAAAAAGATGGCTCAATAAGCCCTTTGAAAACGCAAATTCTATCACCAGCATTAAGCAAAATTGATATATTTTTAGCAATCTGCTCAGTTGTTAAAAGGTAAGGGAGTTCGCTAATGACTGACTCTCTAATAATGTCACACACATCACTGTCATCAACGTCCTGCCCATCAAAAACACAGCACTCTTCAACTGCACCTAAAATGTCACTATTTTGCTTCAATACTTCACTAAGCTCTACGACTTTATCCTCTTTGAACTCTTTAAGTCTTTCAGTAAAATCCAAATCTCTTTTTTCTCTATTCATTAAGTCAATTTCGTGTCTTTCAAGTTGTTCCATTTTTTATCCTTTTTTGTTTGTTATGTCGTATTATATACTAATTATTACCGTTTGTCAATAGTTTTGTTAAAAAAATAAATAATAATTATTACATATATATTAAGTGTATATTAAAGTTTTTTGTGTATAATTACACTATCAATACTTTATGTTAAGAGCTTTTTATCCAGCACCACTGGACGCACAGCACCCTTTTTGGGGTGTTGGATAAAGGGCTTCAAGAATTTGCGTTTGGTGGTGCTTCGCTATTCTTCCTTTAATAAAAATAACCGAAAAAATAAAAATGACACACGATAAATGGGTTGAATTAATCGACCATCAAATTAAACTAAGCTACGGTAAAAAGCTTAACTTCCCTCAGGATTTTAATGAAAAAGAACAGCTTCAAAAGCGTTTAGAAATGGCTATAAAGCTACTGGAGGAATTAAAATGATAAATAGAGTTAAGCAGAAGTTAGAAACAAACTTTACAATACTCCCCAATGAGATTTTTGATGGAACACTTAGTGCTAAAGCGATAGGAATTTTTGCATATTTATGTAGCAAAGACGACGATTGGACATTCTATCAGTCTGAGATTGAAAAGCACTTTAAAATCGGTCAAAGTGCAGTTTCGACTGGACTTAAAGAGCTTGAAGACAATGGATTCTTGCTTAGATACAGAGAGAGAAGTGAAGATGGGAAAATGGGGAAAAATGTATACATTCTATATCCGAACAATGAAGATTATGAAAAATCAGAAAAAACCTATACTGGAAAATCCCATATAGGTAAAACGCATATAGGAAAATCAAAGACTAATAATAAAGATAATAACAATAAAGACGATAGCAATAAAGATAATACTAAAAAAATAAATAAAAAAAAGGCGAATACTGGAGGTGATTTTGAGTTGCCTGAAAATCTAAACATAGAAGCATACAATGCTTGGTGTGAGTACAAAGGGAGTAAGTATTCTAAAAGAGGAAAAATTCTATCTGCAAATAAATTGTCTAAGTATTCGCACGATAGACAGATGGAAATGGTAGAGAATAGTATAATTGGGGGCTATAAAGGGCTATTTGAGCCTAAAACTACAAAATCTAATACTAACACGTACGAAACAGATGCAGAGCGTAGAAAGCGTGTTATAGATGAAGTGTGTGGAGTTAACATTTCAAATACGAATTTTGTTGATGTGGAGTTGTTAGATGAATGAACTAATTGAATACGTGTGTGAGATGCTTAATATTAAGACATCAAGCACTTTTATTGTTGCAGATATTAGGAAAGAGCTGAGTGAAGTAAAAAATATTGAGAGATATGTAGGCTTTATTAAGCAAAATATCAATCATATTGACTTGAAGTTCAATACTGGAATACAGAAGTTCACGATACTCACAAAGCGTTTTAAAGAGATTGAGTTCGATGAGAGTAAGCCTAAAACGATTGAAAATAATGCTTTAGGCATTCTAAAAAAGCTCAATGCAATTAGAAATATTGCTAAAAATGAGATTGAGAAAGGAGTGCATAGCCCTCTAAAGTACATACAAAAAGACGGCGAAAAGCTATTTGAGAAGTGGGAGCTTAGTGTAATTAAGAGCATTGGCTCAGAGTCGTACGTGCTTGAACTTCTTGAGTGTGATGAGCTTGAGGAAGTGCTTAAATCTATATTCTTGAAGAAGTGGAAAGCAAAAATATCGCCAAAAAATCATAAAATTGAGATGAATATAAAAAGATTTTAAAAAATTTAAAAATACTCTTGACAAACACTAATAATTAGTATACAATACCACATATCAAAACAAAAAAAGGATAAAAAATGAAACAATTTAAAATTAAAATAGAGAACAACAAAGAGTTTAGAGCGATTACGATACTTGGGCATAACGATGAAGAGGCAACATTTGATTACATTGTTAATAGTGTAGTTGATGGTGCATCAATTGACGATGATAAGCCAGTACAATTTTCAGACGGTACTTCAAAACTTGATTTTATCAACAAGGATTATAAACACGCTAAAAACTTTTTAGATGAAGGTCGTGTTACTGTGTCATTCGCATACAAAACACAAGATGTGAAGTTCAAAGAAGAAAGATATAAAATCGGAACATTAAATAAGCAAATTGCAGATAGAATTAAAAGAGTTATCGACGTAGCTAAAAAGCTACAAAGAGAGATTGCCGATGAATCATGCGTGATAGTAACGCCGTTATGCTTTGAGTAGAAGAAAAGGATAGAAGTGAAAAACACAAAGCAAATGATACCATCTTTCTTAAATGAAGATGGTAAATTCATTTACGGAAGAGGAACATACGAAGCATTGCTAAAACACTACTACAATAAAGACAAAGAGTTTATTGTAGATGGGGTGATGCTAGAATTTGGAGAAGAACTTAAAAAAGATGATGTTTGGCACATCAAAGTAACCAAGAAAGGAAATTAAAATGACACTTGAGGGTGAATACAGAAAAATTAATCGTGAATTATGTGAAGTTGTAACAGAGAGAAAGCTGTTGAATGTGCGTAGAAAATCATTAGCATTTGCTACATCTAGAAATAGAAATGATGATATTGAGAAGATATTGTCGGAACTTAGAGGTAAGATAGATGAGCTTGAAGCAAGAGAGAGCGAATTGTCTCTAATGTCTACCGTAACAATAAAAAGACTGCAAGATGGTGAAATATAATGGACCACAAAATTAAAAAAATTGAAGAGATGAAAGATAATACGCGTGAGGAGCTTGACAGATATTTGGCAGATGTTTGCCAAGTCGTTAGAGATAAAGGCATCAAAAAACCAAACGCTCTAACAGAAAGACTATTAAAAGAGAGTTTTGGTAGAAGAGCATCATCTGTATTTGCGTTTGTGCCGTGTATCGTAGATTTTGATAGATTGAACAAATTAAATCAAGATAGATTCAGCCAGCTATTTGGGTTTTCGCACAATGAAGAGGATATGTATCACACAAATTTAAGAGAGCTTTTAAATCTCGGTATGATTTTAGATGAGGCTCTAAAATATGTAGATTTTACGCACTATAAAGCGTACACAGCTATTGCACCTTATTTCATATACCAGCAGATTAGAACTCATTCTCAAGTTCAGTTTTTAAGTAATAGTGCAAGATTTAGCGATG